CGATGGGCCGATGGTGATCATGTTTCGATGGTCCATTATGACTACCTAGTCGAGGGTCAATGATGGATCGATTTGTTATGGTCTTGGTTGCGATGGTGATCATCATAGTCATCATCGAAATCATAGACAAAGTGGTGAAAAGATAGGGGCCTCGAGCTCCTATTTTTTTGACTAAAAAATTTTTGAAAAAAAAAATAAAAAAAAATTTGAAATTTGATAGAATACAAGTTATTGTGTAAGATCTATTTGTGTAGGAGGTATTCGATGGAGAATGTAATCTATTATAACTTACGTAGTGCATTGCACCACTTACGTAAAGCAGACAGCTACTTGATGCAAACCGGTGGTTATGAGTCCAAGGAATTAAATAAAGTTGCAAGGGCTTTGGAGTCTGTGATAGACTCTTTAGATTCCGTTGTGTCGGATGAAGAAGACAAGAGACATGACAAATATCTTGACGATTTAGCGGGGAGCTATAATGCAAGCAATTGATGGAGTGGTGTACGAGTGTACACATCTGTGGTATGATTCAGAGGACAATGAATTCGCACTACGTGCCACATGGAAGTTCGAGAAGAACTATCCAGACATGCCTGACTACTGGCATTTGCAAGAGGTAGAGCTTGACATGGCAGAGGATGGCTTGCCTGTCCACATTGTTGAGCTCATTAAATCTGGGTGCCAACATAGTGGCTCAATATGGTGTGATGTTGAGCGTGATGGGCCTGACTTGGTAGAACTGAAAGAGGTAGATTACTCATGAGATGCAGAGCTTGCAATGTTGCCTTGAATGACTTCGAAGCAACTAGAAAGTCTAAAGAGACTAATGAGTTTGTTGATTTGTGTAACACTTGTTATAGTAATGTCTCTAATGAAATCAATGCTTTAGAGAGATATGATCTCATGCATTGTGATGATGTTGTGTCTGATGACTTGACAGATTCTTCAGATGCACTATAATACTATGTAGGTACATTGGATACATCGTATAATTAGTATATTAATTATTACTTATTCTAAATATACGGTGTACTTCAAAGTACAGAGACAACATAGACTAGGAAGAACATGAAAGAATTTGATGACAAGGTAGCTCAAGAGATGGCACTGCATATTGCATTATGTGTCTGCTCGGAGTATACTAAATCTTGGGGCTTGGCTGATTTCCTTGGAAGACTCACAGAGTATTGTGATGTACCAGAATTGGAACACGTCGAGCGTTATGCAAAGAAACTAGAGGACGAATGATGGCCTTTGTTGAATATGACTTAGCATGTCCAAAGTGTGAGAGCTCTGATGCCTATGCGATTGATGATCGTGGTTGGGGTAAATGCTTTTCATGCGGGTCCAACATACCACCGGATAATAGTGAGTCAGGTAGGGTAGTATCCCTTCCAAAGAGATCGTCGCATAGAGAGGCTCCTGTGAGCTCTCAGGCACTATCCTACACTGCTTTGACGGATAGGAAGATAGGTGTCAATGCCTGTCAGTTCTATGGGGTAGGGTATCGAGGTAGTGACTTGGTATTCCCATTCGGTGATGATGCACGTAAGGTGCGTAAGAATGGTGCAAAGGATTTTTATATCGAGGGAGCTTGGAAGGCCAGTAAGATTCTATTCGGTCAAGATAGATTCCCTTCAGGTGGTAAGCGTGTCATGGTTGTCGAGGGTGAGCTCGATGCAATGGCCGCATACCAGATGCTAGGTTCGAAGTATCCTGTGGTGTCTGTACGCAATGGAGCTCAGTCTGCTCTCAATGATTGCAAGGCGAACTACGAATACTTGGATAGCTTCGATGAGGTTATCTTCTGCTTTGACTCAGACCTTCCGGGATTGGAAGCTCAGGCTCAGTGTGCTGAATTGTTAGCTCACAAGTCTCATTGTGTGAAGGTAGCCAATGGATTCAAGGATGCCTGTGATTATCTCAAGGATGGGAAGCAAGAGCAATTTGTTACTGCATTCTGGAGGGCAGAGCGTTGGACACCTGATGGTATTGTATCAGGCGATACACTCTACGATGCTGTGATGAAGCCACTGGCAAAGGCTGATGTGGACTATCCTTTTGATGGTCTCAATAAACTAACCTATGGTCTACGTAACACAGAGCTAGTGACAATCACTGCAGGCTCTGGTCTTGGTAAGTCTCAGTTTGTACGTGAGATTGTGTGGAACATTCTGCAGAACACGGAGGACTCAGTTGGTCTGATGTTCTTGGAAGAATCCACACGAAGGACTGGTTTGTCTTTGATGTCACTGGCGGCTAATAGGCCACTACATTTACCAGACACTGAGGTGTCTCAGGAAGAGAAGGATGATGCATTTAATAAAACTCTGGGCACTGGGCGTGTGTATCTCTTTGATCATTTCGGCTCCTCTGATGTTGATAATATTGTCAATCGAGTCAGGTACTTGGCCAAAGTTGTGGGATGTAAGTATGTGTTTGTCGATCATATTAGCATCATTGTTAGTGCTCAGAGTAATGGTGACGAACGAAAAGCAATCGATGAAATCATGACCAAGCTTCGTATGCTTGTCCAAGAGACAGGTATCAGTTTGGTTTGTGTGTCACATCTCAAGCGTCCTGAGAACAAAGGACACGAAGAAGGTGCGGCGACATCGTTGGCTCAGTTGCGTGGCTCAGGCTCTATCGCTCAGTTGTCTGACATGGTGATTGGACTGGAGCGCAATGGTCAAGCAGAAGACGAGAAAGAACGTAACACAACAAAGGTACGTGTATTAAAGAATCGATTCAGTGGCATGACAGGCCCTGCTTGTAACTTGCTTTACTCCATGCACACAGGTAGAATGACAGAGACATTCGAAGAAGAAGATGATGAGGCCCTATGATGGAAAAGAATCGCAAGGGAGATTACGCTGAGACCAAGGCAGTTGCATGGCTTTGGGAGCAAGGCTATGAGGTCTTCAAGAATTGTGGTTGCACAGGTCCAATGGATTTAGTTGCAATTACACCAGAAGGTGATACAATATTAATCGATGTGAAGATGGTGATACCACAACCACATTTAGAGGACGACCCTAACAAGCGACGTAGATCAGGCGGAAACATCACTGATGCTCAGAAAGAGTTAGGTGTACAGGTACTTGGGTACAATGTAGAGTTAGATAAGTTTCATTTTATAAGGCATCCACATGAAACAACTTATTCTCGATATAGAGACAAACAGCAACCACAGCTTAATTTGGTGTGTGGTAACACAGAATCTTGAAACGGGAGAACAAGAATGTCATACAGATCCGTCAACTCTCGCTCCACTGGTAAAGGAGTACGATCAAATCATCGGGCACAATATAATTGGTTTCGATGCACCGGTATTGAAGAAGCTTTGGAACATTGGGATACCGAAGTCGAAAGCGGTAGACACACTTGTTTTGTCGAGGCTTTTGAGTCCACAACTCGAAGGAGGCCACAGCCTGAAGGCTTGGGGTCTGAGACTACGGAACCAGAAGATAGACTTTGAAGACTATGATGGAGGACTCACCGATGAGATGGTCGAATACTGTAAGCAGGATGTTAGCCTCACTGGAGAAGTTTACACGTACCTTATGGGAGAACTCTCTAAGTGGAAGAACTCGGAGCAAAGTATATTACTGGAGCACGAAATCGCAGTCATCTGTTCCGGCCAAGAACGAAACGGTTTCAAACTGGATATACCGTCGGCTACATTGCTTCGTGCTAATCTGTCAGATAAGATGGATCATATTGCGACTGACTTACAAAGCACGTTTCCACCAATTGTTGAAGAGCGTTGGTCTGAAAAGACTGGTAAGCAACTGAAGGACAAGGTAACCATATTCAATGTCGCAAGCCGCAAACAAATCGGTGAGCGTTTGATTAGTCTTGGATGGAAACCCAAGGAGTTTACTGAGACCGGACAACCGATGGTCGATGAGACTATCTTGGAAGGAATCGATATGCCTGAAGCTAAACTCATCTCAGATTATTTGATGATGCAGAAACGCTTAGGGCTACTTGAGTCTTGGTTGAAATTTGTGAAGGAGGATGATCGTGTACATGGTGCAATTATTACTAACGGTGCTGTCACTGGTCGGATGACACACCATAGTCCAAACATGGGACAAATCCCTTCTGTATCAAAACCTTACGGTGAAGAGTGCAGAAAGTTATGGACCGTAGAAGATGGTAATGTGCTTGTCGGTACGGACTTGTCTGGGATTGAGTTACGTTGTCTAGCACACTACATGCAGGACGAAGACTGGACAAAGGAGTTATTAGAAGGTGATGTACACACCAAGAACCAGAAGGCCGCCGGGTTGGAGACGAGAGCTCAAGCGAAGACCTTTATCTATGCTACACTGTATGGAGCCGGTCCTGCCAAAATTGGATCAATCGTTGGTGGTGGAGCAAGAGAGGGGACTAGGTTACTTGACGCTTTCTATCGCAACACCCCTAACTTGGCGAAGCTCATGCAGAAGGTTCAAAGGATTGCAGAGAAAGGCTATGTGCCGGGCTTGGATGGTCGTCGATTACAGGTACGATCATCGCACTCTGCACTTAACACCCTACTGCAAGGATGCGGTGCTATTATTGCAAAGCAATGGTGCATCGAGGCACACAAAGAGTTTAACAAAAGGAACATCCCTGTACAACAAGTTGCATTCGTGCATGATGATATACAGATTGAAACACCTACAGAACATGGTGAAGAAGTTGCATCAATCATGGTCGAAGCGGCACAAAGGGCCGGGGATGCCTTGGGCTTTCGATGCCCAGTAGATGCCGAAAGTAAAATCGGTAATAATTGGTTTGACACACACTAAATTTGTGTTATAATATATGTATATCTCACCAACAAAGGAGAATGAGATGGATAAAGTAAAAATTCGTGCGGAAATTATGTGGCCGTACCTTGACCGTGTAAATGATTACACAGGCAAATACCAAGTAGACCTCGCCAATCTATCTGATGCGGCAGTCTCAGCACTTGAAGAGCTTGGCATTGCTGTCAATAACAAGGAAGGCAAGGGCAACTACATTGTCTGCAAGTCTACCAAGCCTATCCACGCATACAACCCAACAGGCGAGACGCTTGAAGGCGTTGCTATCGGCAACGGCTCTAAGGCTGTTGCAATGATTGGCTTTTATGATTGGACCTACGGTGCTAAGAAGGGCCGCAGTCCATCACTCAAGAAGCTAGTCGTCGAGGACTTGGTAATGTACGAAGGTGGTGATGCACCTGTTGCCATTACGGATGACGACGAGATTCTGTAAGTGGATACAGCCCTCATAGATGCTGATATCTTTGTGTACCGGGTTGCGTATGCTTCAGACAAGGAGCCGGAGTCTTACGCAATCCAAACAATGGCAGAGTCCTTGGAAGACCTTCTTATGTTTAAACTTCCTGTGTCAGTCTGGGAAGTCTTTCTCACTGGTAAGGGCAACTTCCGGTACGATGTCGCAAAGACAGCACCATACAAGGGCAATCGAAAAGGCGAGAAGCCAAAGCACTACCACCTACTCAGAGAGTATCTTGAGTCAGCGTGGAGTGCTAAGGTCATCACAGGCATGGAAGCCGATGATGCCATTGCTATCACAGCAACGGAGCTCGGGGAAGATTCTGTCATCGTAACGATTGACAAAGATCTAAACCAAGTTCCGGGTTGGCATTACAATTTTGTGAAGGACAAACTCTTTCACGTGACACCAGAAGAAGGTATCCGATTCTTTTACCACCAGATGCTAACCGGAGATGCGGTTGATAACATCAAAGGTGTCAGAGGTATCGGTCCAAAGACCGCAGACAAATTACTCGATGGACTGAGTGAAAAGGAAATGTGGGATTTGTGTGTCGAGAAGTTAGGCTCTAAAGATCGTGCAATGGAGAATGCTAATTTACTTTGGATGCTTCGGAATCCAGATGAGTATTTTAAGGCACCGGAATGAAAGCACAATCAGCTAAAGCAAAAGGACGTAAGCTACAGCAAGCAGTTAGAGACGCCATCTTGAGCACCTTCCCATCATTAGAGATGGATGATGTAAGAAGCACTAGCATGGGGGCAGGAGGCGAGGACGTACAACTCTCTCCTGCGGCTAGGAAGCTTTTTCCTTACAGTGTTGAGTGCAAGAATCTTGCTAAGATTGCAGTATTCAATTATTATGAGCAAGCCACTGGACACGGTGAGCACGAGCCATTAGTTGTTATTAAACAAAACAGGTCTAAGCCATTGGCTGTTGTTGACCTCGATCATTTTCTGGAGTTAGTTAAGAATGGAACTAGAAAAAGCAAACGATAGACAAGTCGGAGGGACTTGGTATACTTCAAAAGACATCCAACCTTGGGAAGCAATGGAAGCTTGGATGAGTGAAGAAGAGTTCAAAGGTTTCTTGTGGGGTAATGTGATTAAATACATTGCTAGATTCAAAGATAAGGGTGGTCGTATTGATCTTGAAAAGGCTCGACATTATCTTGACAAACTCGTTGAAGTCTGGTAGAATAGTCGGTTCGCTATGATTACATTTGAAGAATTAAAAAAGCGGTTATCGCAGATAGACGAGATAAGTTTGATGGAGCTTCTAGAGATAAACTCCGAAGAATTAGTTAATCGTTTTGCAGATAAGATCGAAGAAAAACAAGACTATTTAGTTGGAGAGTTTGATGAAACAACACCTTGGGATAATGATTGACTATGAAAGAGATAATCGCCTCAGCGAACAAGCTATTAAACTCATGGAAGACTACTATATGTACGACCATGAAACATCTCCCCAAGAAGCTTTCGCACGTGCTAGTGTTGCCTATTCATTTGGCGACCTTGACTTTGCACAACGTATTTACGATTATGCTTCGAAAGGTTGGTTTATGTTTGCGTCGCCTGTGCTTTCTAACGCACCTGACGATGCACGAAACAATCGGGGCTTGCCTATTAGTTGTTTCCTTACTTACGTGGGGGACAATCTTGATAGCCTTATTGA